CACATCGTTATATGATGAATGACGACGATGCCCAAACGAATGAGGACTTAGCTTCCGACCTTAGACGTGAAAGAGAAAAACAAGCTAGAAATAAAGCACGGACAGCAACAGCCAAAACAGAAATTGATAGAAATAAGGCAACTGATAAACTTCATAAAATGGGTCTAAATCGTAGTATGGATAGAGCTAAACACTATGATGCTCGTATGAAATTATCCGGCCTCAAAAAAGAAGAAGTAGAACTCGATGAAGATCGTAGAATGGAACTTCGCCACCAATCAATGATGTTTACGCATGCTATGAAACAGGCTGAATTTAAAAAGAAAGATCCTAGATTAGCAAAACAACATGATATGGCTGGCAAGTTGCATGCTAAAGCGGCAGATATGCACGTTGATAACCATCCAGATGCAAAAAAGCATTCAGATAAAGCAAATAAAGCATCAAAGCTATTAGGCGAAGACGTTGAACTTGATGAAGCAAAGAGAGACATCTATCACCAGCACATGTTAAAGGCTCTAGGTAAGTCTCGTCTACCAAAGAACCATTCATATACATCAGCAATTGCAAATAACGGTGACTTTGTCGTAAAAGACGGTGGTGGTAGAATTGCCGGTCGTATCGTAAAGGGTGATCATAACCTAAAAGAAGCTGCACCTAAAATTGATGACAAGAAATATTCTGAATATATGGCTTCACGTCAAAAACCAATGAGACAATCTTCAACTAAAAAATCGTTAGCTGATATTCGCAAAAAAGCAGAAATATACAAAAAGGAAGAAATTAATTTGTCTAAAAAAGAAGAAATCTTCGAGGCGAATAAACAAACATTAAATACACTCCTTGAAAAAATACACAATCATGTCCTCAATGGAGAAGATTATAAAACAGTTATTAATGAAATCACAACAATTGGAAATTTTGGTTGGTCTTCTAGAGAATTAACAGAATTATATATTGAAAAATATGTTGATATAAACGAAGAAATTAATTCTTCATTAGCGGCACTTTATGAAAAGCATGTTAATGAAGGTGAATTAACAGATATTGCGAAAGAGCGTATTGCTCGAGAAAAGCAAAGAGATAAAATTAAACATCTACAAATGATTGCACGAGCAAAGGTTAAAGATTTAAAAAAAGAAGATACACCATCTGACAGAGAATGGGGTACTGATAGTCTTACTGCAAAATACAAAAAAGACACCCCAGGACAAAATGATTAATTTTAAGACATATATATCTGAAGGTATAAAACTTAAACTTATCCGTGGCAAAACACAAGATGTTCTTAAGATGTGGGAAAAAGGTGATAAGACTTGGGTTGAACTTAGAGGTAAGCCTGGATTTGAAAATAAATACGATCCTAGAGACCCGCTACACAAGGCAATTACAGCGTTAGGTAAGTCAGCAAATATATCCGATTTTGTAAACGGTGAAGAAGTTAGTATAAATCCAAAACATCCGGATGGCAAAAAAGCTTTAGATACAATAAAAAAGTTAATGAAATGAAATCGTTTAAACAGCATATAAATGAATCAATTCCCCCAGAGGTGGCGATGGCAGCTGTAGCGGCTCCTGTCGCTATCCCTGCGGTGAAAGCTGTTGCTAAAGGAACGTATAAAACTGTAAAAGGTATTTTTAAAGCAAAAAAAGCAGCGACTAAAGTAGGACAGAAAGTAGCAAATAGGTTAGTAAAATGAAAAACTTTAAAGATTTTGTTGTTAAAGAAAATTTAATATCAGAAGAATTTGATTACGTTGTTAGGGTAGAAGACTTGCCTGATATGTATATGAAAGCAAAAACACCTTCTGAAATTAAAAGAAATCTTAGAAAAATTTTAAGAGATCCTAATACTTTAATATCAGTTGAGCGTATACTTGCAACTGATTTGAAAAAAATATTTAGAGCTAAAGCCACAGGACAAGAAGAAGAATAATGAAAAGGTTTAGGCAATTTATTGAAGGTTCAGAAACTTGGGAAGCAGGCTATAAACGTCGAGTTGTAAAAACAACTAAACCTGAACATAAAGAAAAAGGCCATAATTGGAGAATTAAAGGTAAAGATAGACCTGAGATTTCAATTAAACTATATAAAGAAAAACCATCTTACAAAGAATTTACAAAGCAAATGAAACGTGTTGCAGGTCATGAGTTTGGTTAGGAGAAACACAAATGACAGACTATAAACAATTAGTAGAAGAATCTATCTTGGTTTACCTATCAGAAAATGATGATCATACAGTATTAGTAAAAGAGCCGCCAAATCCTTTTAGTCCAGACGCAAAGAGAATGCATACACTTCGTCATTCTAGTCGAGGAACAATGACTAAGCTTAAAAAAGGTATGTCCGATCATGAAAAGAAACATATGTCAGGCGCATATATGGACGACACAGCTATTGTACATAGAAAAACCGGTAAAACTATGGCACATGTGATGCACTTTAATGGTAAAGACGCAAAACCTAAAACTTTTGGCGAAGTTCGTAAAGAGATTCAGGCACACATTTCAAAGCACCACCCAGAGAAGTAAAATGGATAAATTTAGTAAATATACAGAAGAACGAATTGACGCGATTTGTGAAGAGTGTAATCTATATGAAGATTTGGAAATCACCGAAGCAGAGTATCAAGGTAAAAAAGTTAAACTAAACGATCCTATTCGTACTTCAGAAAATCCAAACAAAAAATTTAAAGTTTATACTAAAGGGGAAAACGGCGGCATTGTAGTAGTTCGTTTTGGTGATCCACATATGGAAATTAAAAGAGATGATCCTGCAAGACGTAAAAACTTTAGAGCAAGACATAACTGTGATAATCCTGGACCTAAGTGGAAAGCACGCTATTGGTCATGTTATCAATGGCGGGCAGGTGCAAATGTAGATAATTGATAAATATAGCAGAAAAAGATGAATTAAAGTTTGGTAATTTAGAAATATATAAACAATTAAAACCAAAACCAAGGAGAATAAAAAATGGCACTTTGGGCAAAAACAGACGCAACAGCTTCAAGACCAAAATGGTTAGAAACAAATGCAAATAATACAAATAAATCTAATGATGAAGATCTTGCGGTTTTTATTGATACTGCAGAGGCAGGAGTAGCAGCCAACCGTTCAAAAGGTTTAAAAACACCAGGTTGGAATTTGTATTGGACAACACACAGCGGTACTCGCCATCGTGTTGAGCCATTAGTTGTAATGAAAGTTTCTTCTGGCGATGCAGGAGATAACGACTCGTTCCCTAATTCCTAATTAGTAAATTTATATCATGAAATTAGGAGAATCAACCTTTCTTCTCTACGCTGCAAAACATTATGATAATCCGCATTGTTCTGACATTGCAGAATTTGAAGAAGATCTAAAACGTTTTCAATATCTTAGAAAACTTTTTGGTAGATATAATCAAACTGGAGAGCTTAAGGAAAGGTTGATTCTAAATCATCTAATAATTTTGTATAATTGCTTTGGTGTAGAAACAACAAATATGTTATTCATGAAACTCGATGAATATCATGAATATTTAAAACCGTTTGTGGTATACTTAAACTTTATGCCAGAATTTATTGAATATGAAGACGAAAGAATTCATAGCAGACATATTAAGAGTGACGAGCTGATTATAAAAGTTTTAAAGGAAATATAAAGTGGTTGTAGATCTATTTTTAGTATATCAATTTATAAGAAGACTAGCTACGCCTTTTGAAAAATGGCCTGCGTATGAGGCTGGTGTAATAGACGGCGATGGTAATATTCTTATAAAGAAAAAAGATCGTCTTTTGGTATCTCAAAGGAAATCTTTTGGTATCTTTGATCTAATGATATTAAAACTAAAAAAACTACTAGGTAAAGTTCCCGGTGGTAAAACTAGACTTGCATCTTATGCTGCAGCTATATGGCTTATTAAAGAGTGGAAACATTTTTCTGAAGACAGTTTGCTTAATGAATCTGTTACTGAAAAACAAATTGATGAATCATTAGAATTGTTTTTGATTCGATATAATCATTATAACACACTTGTAGAAAATGTCAATGGAAATTTAATAGAAAAATTAAAAGCAACCGATGATATGGGTAAATGGATTGATGATTTTCAGAAATCAGATGCACCACAATTCAAAGGCAAGTCAAAAGAAAAACGTCGCCAAATGGCAATTGCTGCTAAGTACGGCGCAGAGCGTGACGTAGGCCTTAGAGAATGGGTATGCGGTCAATGTAACTGTGAACCGTGTATTTGTGAAAATGATGGATTGGATGAACTGTCATTATCAGTAAAAGATCTTGAAAGACTTAAAAAAGGCTTGAAAAAAGAGAACCTTGAAGAAGTAGCCGCAACAGCACGTTGGAAAAAAGCTGGACCAAATGGTGAAATACAAGCTACTATTGGTGGAAAGAAATATCAAATAGAAAAATCATTAGATCATAATGAACGCCATAAAGGTGAATGGAAAGTTATGGTTTGGGATAAACGTAAGAATAGCTGGGAATGGGAAACTACTGAATATGGTAAAGCCAATGCTAAAGCATGGATTATGGACCGCATGAATGAAGAACCAACAAATACTGTAGGCGGCGGAGCTATTGCAGGTATGGATGCAGGCCATATGTCAAAAGCCGCGCAAAAGAAATGGGTACAATCAAATAAAAGAAAAAGAAAAACTATTAGAGATATTATGAAAGGCGGATTAGTATAATTAGCTTTTTTACAAAATCAATTGATGAAGAACAGTGGGAAAGATGGAAGTCCGCTGTAATTGGAGATTTAGCAATTGTTGCGTTAAGTAATTCTTTTGCTATAATAATTTTTCAAAATTCTTCAAGACTTTAAGGAGAACAAAATGGCAAAATTGCAAGGAACAACCGAAGATAATAGCTCATCACAACAATCAAACACCCTACAATTATCTTCCCGTGGTGTTGGAATTATAAATAGTATTAGTCTAAATAGTGATAGCACAAAATCCGTAAAAGTAGTAACTCTAAAACAAATAAAACAAACGAAGGAATAGAAAAATGTCATTAAAAGATATTACTCAAGCAGCAGCAGATAAAAATCCACTTGCATTAAAAACCGCAGTAGAAGCAGAACTGAACCAAAGAGTAGTTGATGCATTACAAGCAAAAATGGAAAATGCATTTGCTGTGGAAGAAGAATTAGATCTAGACGAAGAAGAATTGGATCTCGAAGAAGCTAACGACGAAGACGAAGAGGATGAAGAAGACGAGGACGACGAAGACGAGGATGAGGACGACGAGGACGAGGACGACGATTAAGTCGTTTATTAGCAATGGCTAAGCTTTATCTTATTATTATTGTCCTAGGAATTCTGGGTGGTGTCGGTTACGGCGCTAAATCATATTATGAATGGTCAGAAGCGACTATTGCCACTTTACGTGAAAATAATGTTAAGCTAAAAAGTGCAGCTGAAACTCTTCAAAATACTGTAGAGAAAATGGCAGCCGATGCTCAAAAAAATGAGCAATTAAATAAAGATCTTACTAAAAGATTACAACAATCTCAAGAACACCTTGATAAATTAAGAGGCGCTTTTGCAAAAATAGATTTAACTATGGAGGCATTAACAAATGCACAAGGACTTGAAGATAGAGTCAATAGAGCAGTGGAAAAACTTATTGGTTGGATTGCCGAAGAAACTGATCCTAATCCTCCTACCGATGATATTTCTGACGGGGTGTCTGGGGAGAACGCCGGAACCGGAAGTAGTAGTAACAACTGAATACCAAGAAAGAAATATTCCTATTCAGGAACATCCTAAGGGTGTAGAATGGAACCCAGTTCCTTGGTTTGTTATAACTGAAGACAATCTTGAAGAAAAAATAGCAGAAATTGAAAGCGCAACAGGTAACGTTGTAATTTTTGCTATAACACCAAAAGGTTATGAAAATCTCGCGATTGGTATTGCAGAACTTCGTCGTTATATCAAAGATCAACAAGCTATCATTGCTTATTATGAAGAAGCAATAACACCAACTGAACCTGAACCTTCAGAGGAAGATAAAAACACTGAATAAAAAAATTATATAATTTATAAATATTCATATTATAAAAATGGCCTTGTGAATAACGAGGCCATATTATTTTAAAGAGGCGCTATGGCTGATAACGAAGTAAATACACTAAAAACTGACGTTGCTCTTATAAAAAAAGATATAAGACAAATTGAGCGTGTGTTTGATAAAGTTGATAGTGCCGTTTCGGATATGTCAGAATTGCATACAATTGCAGCGGTTCAAGAAGCAATATTAGAAAGCGCCGAAAGAAGACTAACGATGCTAGAAGAAAATATAGCTAAGCAAACGGAAGAAGAATTATCATATCGTAAAGAACTTCGTCAATCTCTTGAAGATATGAAAAATCAGACCGTAAAAGAAAGAGATAAGCGCCATAAAGAAGTTTTAGATTCTATTCAAAATGTCCATGAAACTCTTATTTCAAAATTAGATAAACAAGATAAAAGAATAACGGCTCTTGAAAATTGGAGATGGTATATTCTTGGTGCGACCGGAGCATTAGTTTTCCTCCTCACTAAATTTAATATGATTATGTCATATTTTTATTGACATTTTCCGTTCCGTTGGATAATATAAACACATATTTTAATTGACATTTTCTGTTTTTTTGGTTAGAATAGAAAATATCCAATATGTAAAGCGAGACAAAATGGTCGATTTTGTAGATCTTCATTATGCAACAATGTTATCAGGGCGCCTTGAGCGTTTTAGAGTTAAATCAACAAATCCTTATAAAATAAATTTTAGGTGCCCAGTTTGTGGTGACTCACAAAGATCACAAGCAAAGGCTCGTGGTTGGTTACTCGAAAAAGACAATTCTTTTCGCTTTTATTGCCATAATTGTGGCGCAAGTCAATCTTTTTCTTATTTTCTACAAAACATTGATAGTTTGGCATATAATGATTACATAGCAGAAAAGTTTGTAAATAAGACAAAAGACAAATCAACAGAAGAAATTAACGATGAGCAATTTAAGACAAAGGCCCCAAAGTTTAATAAAAAGAATCCTTTATTAAAGATTAAAAAGATAAGTCAATTAAAAGCAAATCATCCTGTAAAACAATATATAATGAAACGTGGTATACCACCCGAACATCATTATAGAATGTATCTTGCAACAAAATTTAAAACTTGGATTAATGAAATTATTCCAAATAAATTTGAAAACGTAGATAAAGATGAGCCTCGTTTAGTAATACCTTTCTTTGATGAAAAAGGGAAAATGTTTGGAGTTTCTGCACGAAGCTTTGATCCAAATACTTCTTTAAGATATATTACAATTATGTTTCAAGACCGACCAAAAATATTTGGCTTAGACAAAGTGAATATGAATAAAACGTACTTTGTAGTTGAAGGTGCTCTTGACAGTATGTTTCTTTCAAATGCGGTCGCAATGGCAGGTGCTGAAGGAAGCACAACCGCATTAAGTAATCTTAAAAATGCAATTTTTGTTTTTGACGCAGAACCAAGAAATAAAGAAATTCACAAAAGAATGGAAAAAGTAATTTCAAACGGTCACAAAATATGTATATGGCCATCAAACGTTCCGGCAAAAGATATTAACGAAATGGTTCTTGCAGGTAAAACGGATGTAGAGCAAATTATACTTAACAATACATATTCTAGCCTAGAAGCGAATTTAAAATTAATGGCATGGAGAAAAACATGATTAGAGCAATATTGGCTTGTGATGATGATTGGGGTATTGGTAAAGACGGCGGACTTCCATGGCCACATAATACTGCGGACTTAAAATGGTTTAAAGAAAACACAATAGGCGGTGTTGTTGCAATGGGAAAAACAACTTGGGACAGTTTGCCTAACAAGCCTTTACCTAATCGTAATAATATTGTAGTTACAAGTTGTGCACCACCAATAATCCAAACATCTAGTAACCAAAGTGATTATAACGGTGGTGGTTACAACTACATGAAGTTTAATACTGCTAAAACAGAACTTATTAATATGGATAGACTTCAAGATGTTTGGATTATTGGTGGTGCACAACTTGTGTCAGGCCTACTATCAATCATAG